GTGTAAAGGCGACTGCGATTGAAGATGCTGAGAAAGCTGTGATGAAAGCACAAGAGTTGCTGAAGCAGTTGGAGAATACTACTGCAGCACAAATGTGGTTACGCGAGATTGATGAGTTTGAAACTGCTTGGACTAGCATGAAGAAAGAGCGTCTAGCACTGTTGAATAGTGAAGTATCTGTGAAGACTAAGAAAGCAAAAAAAGCCATTTGAATCCATAACAGAATTCAAATGGCTAACCAATGTTCACGGGCGGGATTGAACCGTCGACTTTCGGCATATAAGGCCGATGCTCTAACCAACTGAGCTACGCAAACTGTATGGGGATTTTACTCCCCATATTTAATAATAGTAAAGAGGTTTTAAGTATTTTTAATAGAAAAAGTGAATTTATACAAAAGGGTTTGTGGGAAGGCTGCGAGTACCGGCACGACTAATATTTTGAGGTTGTTGCATGGGAACTGGCATGTGGCTAATATCATTAATATAATAATGATAATGGTCTACTGCGCTTAATACATGAGGTACAGACCAATCAATCACTTTTTGATTTAAATCAGAAATTTGTTCTGTAATATTTGTGTCAAGATTACGAGCATATTGGTAATATATACCTCTCATAATAATCTTAAGTTCATCAACAGACTGATCGTCAATTACATATTTTTTATCCCCGCTTTTGTCATATACATCCTTTCGGATAGCATTTTGGATACCACGGATATTTTCAGAAGAAAAGAAAGCACGGCTTAAATTATTCTGTTCCCAATTTCCTCGTAGCATATCATCTATGAAATTTTTTTCAACTTCGGTTTGATGTTTAAAACCGGGAGGAGCAGCAGACGATCCGGCAGAATCAAAGGATGGGCCAAAAGTAACACGGCCATTTTGATTTTGGAATCTGGTTCCTTCGGTTGTATTTGGAAGACCACGTAAATCTTGATCTTTTGAATTGTTGAGTTCGGCAAAATTCATCCTATCACCGGTGTCTAAAAAATATTTTACAATTTAATCAAAAATATTTTCTAAATACAAGGTATAATATGTCCTCCATCCCCGCCCGTACTCGCCAGAACGCCCCTTCCCACTTCATGAGCATCAGCTCCCTCAACGGCGTCATCTATGCCTATAACCCCACTGCCAACACTGTCACCTTCTCCACCGCCCAGTGGGCGTGGATTAACGCTACTGCCAATTTAGGTACCAACACCCCTTACCTCTCTTCCCTTGTAGCCCCTGGTGCTCTCCTCAAGGATGTTGGTAAGAATGTAATCTCTTCCAATCGCTACTTCCGCAAGATTCAGCTCGTTGTACCCAACGCCGGCCCCAGACCCTCCACTGGTGCCTCCACCTTCGGCGTGGCTGGCCAGAATCTGGGCACATTCCCCAACGGTGACTACCTCACTGGCTACATTGAGCTCGGCTACGAGGGTGGCGGCGTCCCTGCGCCCGTCGTGCAGTTCGGCACTCTCTAAGCATCCTGCTTAGAGAGCGGCCCTCTGCATTCGTAGAATGCTCGGCACTCTATAAATCTCTGATTTAGAGAGCGGCCCTCTGCATTCATAGAATGCTCGGCACTCTATAAATCTCTGATTTATAAAGCGGCCCTCTGCATTCATAGAATGCTCGGCACTCTATAAATCTCTGATTTATAAAGCGTTAGCGTGTTATGAGTTATGTATAATAAAAATATAATAATAAAATAAAGATTTATAATATAAATTTTTATGATATTAAGTAGAATGGATCTGTCCTTTATTTTTTTTATTTTTGCCGCATTTATAGTAATACCTGGAACATTTTTTGGTCTAGCACTTTTTAATAAATATTTAGCAGCCGGCATTGCTACAATTGGTATGTTAGTGTTATTTATTCTATTTGGAATACAATTCTTTGGCTCTACAGGTAATTATATTCAACAAACTGTTCCAATGAAATGGCCCCCTTCTATAAACATGTGTCCCGATTATTTATCACTATATAAGGATAGTAGTAGTAGACCTACTAAATATTATTGTGTAGATACTGTTGGTGTATCACCAAATCAAGCATTAACATATTATAATCCAAATACTGCGGCTGGACCAGCGAATCCAAGTGTACCTATGCAATTTAATTTACACTTAGAAGAAACTGATGATATCAAACGTAGAGATGATATTGTGAATGATTGTAAAACAAAAAGCTTGACATTTGAAGGTATTTGGGACGGTACAAAAACATATAATAATGTAATACCAAGACCACTGACAGTCTAAACAATAATCCCTCTAAATAATTATGTTAGATAAATCTGTATGCTTACATCCAAATATTGAAGATAAAATAAAACAATGGATTACAAAAAGAGATTATTCCGCTGTTTTATTATTAGGAAATCCTGGCGTAGGAAAAACCACAATAGCACATCGCATGTTTAAAGAATCTAATTTAAAAACTATTGAATTTAACGCAAGTCACACACGCTCTGGCGCATCATTTCGTAAAACTATTTTACCATTACTAAAAGAAGGTGGTATTCTTCAAATGATGGAAAATGGTGAAAAAGGCGGAATAGGAATTTTATTAGATGAAATTGATGGTCTAAGTAATGGAGAAAAAGGTGGATTATCAGAACTTTTATCATATTTGAAAAGCGATGAATGTAAAAGTGGTCGACCTCTAATATTAATTAGTAATACATTAGATTCTAGGGTCTTACAACAAATATCAAAACTTTGTTTAACATTTAAGGTAGGTCCTCCATCAAAAGATAGAATATTTGATTGGCTTGGGCGGAACCCTCCAGATAATTACTCTGGAGATTTACGTATTCTTCAAAGACAATTTCAAGGTGTTGAATTATTTAAAGAAGAATGTATTGAAATTCCTGAAGGTGTAAAACCAGTTGCTTGGTGGGCATTATGGGAAACATGGGACCCTATGTTAGATTTAGATATTGAAAATAATGAAGGAAATCTAGCAAGTTTGATTAGTTTAGAAAATATTCCAGAACGTATTAAAAGTAGTTTAGGAAATAACCATGAAGCATGGAAAATATATTCATCATTTTTTAAAGCATATTATAAAAGTGATGAAGGAGATTTCTGGGCATTCTTCTATCAATGTTGGTCGATTCTACCATTAAGTCTTCAACTAAAACTTAAAAATATTAGTTTAAGATTGGATGAAGAAGTTCCATTAAAACCAGATTCTAAAATTCCAGAATGTGAAGATTTGAATTATACTCCAGTTTTAACAAAACAGAGCGCAATGTTTAATGCATGGAAACTACTATGCGAAATTTCAACAGAATATAAAATCCCTATCCGTTTAACTCCAATGTACGCACAATTGAAAGTAAAAGAATCTGGCTTGAAACCTGATAAAGTAAAAAGATATGAAGCCATATCATTAGAAACAATGTATAATAATATTAAGTGATTTATTGTATTTCATCAGGATATAACAGTTTAATAAAATTTAATTCATTTGTTCGTCCAACACGATATGCTCGTCCTAAAATTTGTTTTTCTTCTTCATGGCTCATACTATGAAGCAAAATAACATGTGATGCTTCCGTTATATTTAATCCAGCGCCCATTTGAATAGTATTCATTACAAGTATATTTACAGTTCCTTCTCTAAAATTCTTTAACGTAGAAGCAATCATATCCTTTGAACCTTTCAGTTCTTTTGCTATTAAATTACGTTCCTTACAACCGTCTAGAACTTGTATAAAAGAATTATCATAGCGACTAAATACTAAGAATTTTCCTTTTGGATTTTTTTCAATAATTTCAAAAAAAGAATCTATTTTCTTTTTTGGCTGATTTATATTTTCAACTTCCATAGCATTTGATACTATTACATTTTCTGTTGTAAGTTTTTTAAGACAAGCTGGAGACATATTTGTTCTACATAATGGGCAACTAGGGTTACGAGCAATACTTTGTAATACACATAAAGCACAGAAGATACGGGAGCAGCACGATGTGAGAATGGCATCATTTGGTTCATCATAGCAAATTGGACATACATCATTTTTATAATTTTCAACTCGCTCTTTTAAGCTTGCCATTTGCTGTTTCAAATGATCGATTTTATCTTTAAGATTTTTGAGTGAAACCTCTTTAATTTGGACGCTTGAATATTCTAATGATTGTTTAAATTCATATGTCTTTTCTAAACGTTCTAACTCTTTTATTTTACTTTCATTTACAGCTTGAATCAATGATTGGTTATTTTCTGTTTTAACACCAAGTTGTTCTAGCGCAGATTTTACATCACCGGCATTTAATAATTGTCTCACTGAACTACTAATAACATCATACACTAATGTATGAGATAATGAAGGCTTACACATAATAATGTGTGAAAAGAGTTGCGGCAGTGATATTGATTTATTTATAAAATCTTTAGAGCAACGTATTATACTATGGCCGCGCAAAGGGTGAGTTCCATTTATAATCTCATTCAAATATTTTGATGAACGTGTATACACGGTTAAATAAAACAGTTGTTGATTTGGTCTATTTGTTTGTTGTAAAAATGCGTCCATTTCTGGAGGTATAGTATATTTTACTTTAAAAGTATTATAAGTTGAATTATAAATGTATAAATGATAATGATTTGGAAAAAGTAAATGACTGAAACTAGCGGTAATAAGCCAAATAAAATTAGTCGGCAAAGGATTTCTTAAAAGTGAAGAAGTTAACTCTACTGTATCCGCCTCATCAATATAGATACGATTCCAAAATAAATTTAATTCTTGTGACCTAATATAAAGTTCTTTGAAGAGTGTATTACTAATAAGAACTAAATCTGCGCCTTTTACTTCACCCATAAATGTATCACTCCAAACATGCTTCTTTGTTTTCATTAATGCAACTTTTAGATTTGTCTTTGTTGTTATTTCATCTGACCATTGTCTAAATAATGTATGAGGTACAATAATTAAACATCCAACATTAGAAATATCTTTTATTATATGACTTTCTAAACTATACATATTTTTATTACTATGCGTATTAAAGTTAGGAAAATCTATTATATTTCTTTGTGATTTTATTAAACCTATATGCCCTAATACCATAAAGGTTTTACCAACACCTACTGAATCCCCTAATATACCATATTTACAATATAGTTTACTATTTTCAATTATCTTACCATTTAATGAATTATTTTCATATTCACTCATTCGGTCAATTACAGCATGTTGATGTCTTCGCAATCCAACTTTTAATGAATCTATTGGGGCATATGTTTTTATATCATCGTCTTCCAAACTATTACTAAATGCTTGATGTAATATGCTTAAAGCAGATTGATCGCTCATATTTTCTTAATAATAGATGTTTTGTATGTTTAGGCATTTTTATAGAAATCTCTTAACTTAGATTCTTTAATAAAATCTTTTATTTTCATACTTGTTTTTTTAATAAATTGATTTTCTTGCTCTCGCATCTTTTTCTTATCAAACGTATTCTCACTATGACTCATCACTAACATTGTCTTATTAGGGTCAAGTTGAATCATTGGGTGCGAATAATTATCTAAATATGATTTTTCTTCAGCATGTGTAACCGTTTCATCATATTTATGATTATCACCATAGACTTTTAGCCAAGCCATTGTTCCATTTGTAGCATGATTTGGATGATATGGTCCTAGCTTGTAAATAGTTTGTATATCTGTATAGTACATGTAAATTTCTGAAGAGCCGGCAAGTTGTATTTTAGGTTGAGAACGAAACCTATTTACTACATGCGCTACACGTTCTGGAGGATAATAATCATCATCATCCATTGCTATAATAATATCACCTTTTGATTCTCTATTTAACATATTTCTTTTATAACCAATATTTTGTTTTTCGTCATTATAAATATAACGCACATTTGGAAATGGTAGATTTTTGAAGAAGTCACCAACTGGCTCTGTACCATCATCATAAATAACCCATTCCATTTTATCCTTTGGGTATGTTTGTGATTTGTAACATTCTATTAAATATGGAATAAATCGTTTTCTATTGTAAGTAGGTGTTACAACACTTACAAAAGGAAATGTTGTTAAACCTTTTACTTTATCCGTCATTCTTTATAGATTTATTATTAATTATTTAGGCGGTAATAATTGTCTTGTCGATAATCCAGTTATTGGTACTTGTTTTATACGTTGAGCAGTTGCGGATGGTCCAATCATACCTATGCTATTACCAATATCATATGAAAATAAACCAAACTTTCCCTCAATCATAGGTGCCCAAATAGCATAAAATAATGGTTCGCCGGTTCTATAATGTTTAGATATAGCAAGAGGAATTGCTATAGGAAATAGAAGAAATCCATAAAACATATAATAAATGTAATACCCTACGGGTTTACCAACGCCAACATAATTTGCGGCAAGAGATGACCCTAAAAATGCTAGCATCAAGGCTATTATAAAAAGTATTATATATAATGTTTGTGAAAAGACTGTTGAAAAGAAATAACTAAATGATGCTTCTGCTTTTTGTGCTGTTGTTTCAACTACTTTATTACCAGAACTATCTCTAGCAGCACTATTTGCTTTAGCAATAGCACCTGGTGTTCTTGATTTAACATAATTAAAAGACTTACGTAAGTTATCACCAATATCATTTAAAAAATTAGAAAATGAAGTTCCAACACCAGGCAATGATAAAGCAACCCCGCCTAATCCTCCGCCTAAACTAGAAGCCATTTGTTGCGATGCAATTATAGCCGGTGTAGCTGGATCTAGAGAATTTATAGCACCACTTACATCTATTGCGTTCATACTACTTTACACAGCAAATCTTTTTCCTCCCATTCCAGCGGTAACCTCAAAGAAATTATAGCTTTCAATGTATAAATATAAATTATATGTATATGTTGTATTTAGTGGCAATGGATACACATCAACTTCTACTTGAAAATTCCTTATTCTTGATGTATTAATACTTCCTGCCGGCTGACTTGTTGGGGAATGTAAACTAAAACTATAAACTGGTATTAAATCATAAGAATCGCCCGTTAAACTACGAAATGGTGTAATTTTTGTAAAATAATCAATAGGTTTTTCTTGTTGAATCTCATTACCATCTGCTAACACTCGTAATGCTCGAATCGTTTCAATCTGCCCTTGAGGTATTAAAAGTCCTGAAGAATTATAGTTTTGTAAATATTGTGATGCGCCTGGTGTTGGTACAAATGGTGGTTTAGGATACGAACACCAGTTTGTTAAATTATTAAAATCATTTCTATATGTTGTATCAGAACGCCTTGATATAAATAATATCCTTGATACAGGATTATGACATTCTACATCAAGAATTTGTCTGTTATAAAGTCCTAAAAATGGAAACATTCTTACTTCCTGATATAAATATGATAGTGGTGAGGAAGCAAATACTTTTCTATCATTATCTGTAAGATAAATGTATGTTGTTTGTATTCTAGGGTTTAACGGCCAGTTATTAAAATTTGGCGTGTTATATCCCCAATCTACTAAGAAATTCTTCATCTGTGTAGCAGTATCAGCTATATTTGCGTATATTGGTATATTTGTTTGAATACTAGTTGTGTCAGAATTTACTGCAAATCCTGGTGCAACGCGAAATCCAGAAGCATCGAGGATATTATATAATTCATTAATTGGATTGAGAGTAATTTGAACTTCACAATCATGATATTGTAATCCAACTAAAGGCAAACTTTGTGAAGTATGTTCTGTAAACCAAAATGGGAGTGGCACATGAATATCACGTCCAAAAATAGATGGTCTATTAAATTGTGCGCCAGTAGTAGTAGTATTATTTAATACAGTTGGATATCCTTGATTTACTATTCCACCTCCATATAAACTATTTGCGGGACTTGTTAATTCTGGAGTATCTCCAATAAGATTTTTCCATTTTTGTAACTTATCTTTGTCGTAATCTAAAAGAGCACGACTCATAATATAAGTTCCGTCAAATTCTTGAATTTTTTGTCCTCCAACATAAAATCCAACATTTTGAATAATTGCTGCTCCTAAATAGCGACTCCATTGAAATTCATATTGAGAATTATATGATTTTGTAGGGTCTGGAGTTATATATTTACTATATATATCTGGAATACGAAAACTAAAATACATATCTGAAACTAAATCACCAATACGCTCAATTTTCACACGTAATCGAATTGTTTGATCGTAAGAAAGTTCTGAAGGTCCTTCTAGAGCCGTTGTTACATTTTCCATAGAAAAATGGGAATAACGACGAAATGCTTTATAAAAATAGGTCATTTGTGGATTGCCGCTCAAAAGAATATTTTGTTGTCCGTATGCGACAAGTGTTAATAAACCACCTCCTGTCATCTGTTTATGCTACAATAAGTTGTTTCATTTATTTAGATGGGAATTGAATTATTGATTCGTCCACCAAGAATCTGCTAAATATGGCGGGAGTTCAACATTGGCCGCAGCTTTGGAAGTATTTGATGGACCTCTATTAAATAGTTTTTGAATTTCAGTAAATGAAAGAGCATACCGGGTATATGTTAAATTACTAATTTTACCATCTATAGGGCCTTTAAAATCGATATTTCTATTATTTGGTAAATTTACTCTTTTTGTTATAGTGGTAAATATGTTAATATTACCATAATTATTATAAGGAAGCGCATCCTCATATGTCATCTTATTTACTAATTTACCATTAATATAGACTTCCAAAGCAGATTTTTTATAATTTAATACAACATGAAACCATTTTTTAATTGGAATATTTTCAATATCAATATGCTTATACGCATCATTAAAACTTCCTAATATAATGCGTAATGTATTTGTAGTATTTCTTATAAAGACACCGGGAGATAATAAAGGCCAAGGGTTATTATCATTTCCTTTGTAAAAAACACATTTAAGACTATCAGTACCTTCATTATCAAATGTAGCTTCATTTACAACTAAGTAGAAACTATACGAGAATTCAATACCTGTTCTTTCATTGTCGGATGGAATAATTGTTTTAGCGTCAGAATATACATTAGGATCTTGATGTATAATAACTTGACCGTCTCCTGAAGAAGCGGTATAAGGTAGAATATCTAAATATCGATTTTGAATTGTTGATGCCATATTAAATACAGATTGGACTACATAAAATGCGGCACCAGAAAATGCAAATACGCCTAAACCTAATGCAATTTCTCCAGCGGTACTTGATGACATCTTATTTTACTATATTTAACCAGTAAAAATATATTTAATAAATGACACCGGGTCATTTGCTGGACTTGACCCAGTTGGCCCTGCCATGTATGTCTTGTAAATCTCATCGGGATTTAATGAACTATTAAATACTTGTAATCTAGAGAAATAGCCATCAAAACCACCTCCTTGTAAATAACGTAGGGCTACACCATTTGCGCTATCAACCTTGAAATAATTTTTATATATACATGTTTTTATTAACTTACCGTCTAGATATATGTCTAGTGTCTTACCACTCATAGTAACACATACATTTACCCATTTTTGTAACGATATATCCTTAACATCACATGTGCTTGATGGTTCATCGACTGTCATTTGCCTAAAAAAATTTTCAATATCAGTGGTAAATAATGAATTATCATTTACATTATTTTGAGGACTATAATTTGTATCAGTTAATTTATGAAAATCAATTGGGTTTCCACCAGAGCAATCATCAGCGTTACTGCCAGAGCAATCAGCTATACCATATTTATGGACACGTGCGCCTGGTGTAGGAGCATCAGAAGGAATTGTATGCGCTCTAACCATTAAAGTAGGCTTGAATCCTCCTAATGCTACTAGAATTGTAGAGAAAGGATTTCCTGTAGTTCCAGTAGAGTATATTTCAACTAAATGCTTTCTTGTCCCTTGACGATAATTATAACCTGATACATATATCCAGAAATTTAATGTAAATTCTCCACCATCATATATTCCTGAAGGGATTTTGATATTATTTCTTGAGTTGTCACTACTTGTACCATCAATCTTTGCAACAACTTTATCTTTTAGAACTACATTCTGTTGTAAAGTAGATCCACCAGTAATATATTTATAAATAAAATAAATAAATACTGCTACTACAACAATGGTTGCCAGATATATTAATGCATTAACCCCAAAACGACGTATAGGATTAATATTTTTTCTAACAACTTGCTGGGCTGCTTCCATTCTTCTCTCTATATAGAATTATGCGTAATTTGTATGCCAATTATAATATGGTTTTGCTGGTGCGACTTGTGGAGAATTAATACAATCTCCAGATGAACACAATGAAGGGATATTTGGAACACCGGAACCACTAGATAAACGGTCTAATGATAACTTAGTAAATGCGATGTCGGGAGGATTATTATTAAATAAAGGAGAACCTTTAGTAGTTGTTAAAGAATTATACTGACCTTCTATTGCTTTAGCGTTTTGAAGTGTGTCATAAATACTAAAAAATCCACATGCTCCATTCAATGCTGGGCTACCAACTTTGACTGTTTTATCTATAACACGAGGGAATACATTCGCACTTGTATGTTTTGATAATACAAGAGTGTTATTATAGTATATATCAAATCTTCTACCTTCACGATTTATCGTAATCATCGTCCATTTTTGAAATGGTAAATGGGGTAAGACAAACGTTTCAATATATAAATCACTATACTGATCTTCGCTATGAGTATCACTGCCTGAAATATCTTTCGCATGTTTTACAGGATTTAATATGGTACCCCCAGAAGCATCTTCAATCGCACCCGAAGATTGTGTTTTAATTGTTAGTTGTACTGATGCCTTACCTTGACGACTTGCATCGGGGGCGCCAAGGCCTTCAAGAATAATAACATTATTAATATTAATAATTGGAATATATCCTTGATGATTACAGTTTGTACACTCATTTCCCACAGGTCCTCCACACGCACATAATGAATAACGACCGGTATTACAGTTTGGTAAAGTTGGGTCTGAAGCCGAAGTAGTACATGGTGTAGCAGTTCCAGTTTTTTGAAGACTTTCTAAATAAAAGAACCCTTGAAAACTACATGAACCTTTATCTTGAAAAGAACTTGAATCAAATATCGTAGTTTTAGTATTTAATGGATAATTTTTATTATCTTGTACTTGTAACCCACTAAATGGTATAGGGACGAATATTAATATTAAAAATAATAGAATTAATATTATTATTCCACTAAATATATATATTTCCATCTAATTTATCCACGATTAAAAATGGTATTTTTGACTATATCTGGAATTAAATTACGTATTTGAATACTAGTTAATGGTCCATTATAAAATTGTAGATTCGCTATTTGAATTGTATCACCAATAAATTGTATTGGTGTGTAAATACCGTAGTTTGCTCCAACAGCGTTTAGGTTTGCAGTTGTCGGCGATAAACTTCCAACTTTATAAGTATTTACAAGCTTTTTATTCATATATACTTCTACAAAATTACGGGTTAGCACCATTGTAACTTTGAATGCTTGATTAATTGGTATATTCTTTATAATAGACGCAATTTCTAGACGAGTTGTAGGTGGAGAAGCAGTATCAACTGTATAGATGCCAATCTTCATATCATTTTTAACAGGATCTACGTAGATTACAAAGTTTGATCCTGTAATTTTATTTAATAAATCACTATTACTTGCATCTAATAATTTTGGTGTTTCTCCTTCAGAAGTTCCTTTGTATTCTTTGAAATTACTATTTGTAATACTACTTATTGAAGATGCGCCAAAATATAATAATACACGAGGAACATCTGTAGATTTATATGTCCCGTTCAAAAAGCAATCAAATGATAGTGTAAAATTATCAGTAAATATATTTGTTATATTTGGTGTAAAATCCATTTTTGTATTACTTGGTGAAGGTGTATTTTTATATAATGATACAGTATTATAACTAACAGTTTTATCAGTATTAGTATTAGATATTATTAATTTTGATGGAAACATAGAAGGTAAGAATGGAACGAAAAAATAGTGTATAAAAAAGAGAATTAAAAATATAATAAATACTACAACACTAGTATAAAATAAATATTTTGAACTATTTACAACAGATTCAGTTGTAACTGTTCTTGGCAATGTTGATGCAGTTGCTTCCATCTATTTGTTCTTCTTAAGAGTTTTATTGTATTTACGTAAATCACCCTTCTTTGTATCAAACTCAATTCTCTTATAATATGCGCTTGCTTCGCTTGATTTACAATCTATTAGACCTTCTCTTAAATAACATACAAATGATATGCGACTAAAGTTTTTTTCACCTCCTAATGTGCCGGTAGATGGGTCTTGAAAATATATTTTTGGTAGCTTTTTATTAAATGCTTTTTGTGACGGTGTTTCGGTCATTTCAGTATTACAGTGAAATTCATGTACGTTCATAGCAAGATAATCACCAGTTCGCACATTGAACCCAACTTTATATCTTGGAAAAATTGTATGGCCGCCACTATATTGCCCTCGTTCAATGGCAGATAAATTACCAAATCCTTCTTTAAAATCACCAGCGTCCATATGTAACGCAGTTCTAAAATTACGATTAATTGTTACAGATGAAAAAGCAGTATCATCAATACGAAATTTTGGTTGTTTCTTTGCTCTAGCTAATTGTTTTTTGTACTCTGTGGGTGTAAGAGATTTAAAACATTTATTCAAATACTGAATAAAAGGAGTTCCTTTTTTAAAATTTTCAAAATATCTTTGTGTATATGATGTAAGCCTACAAGGAAGTTTCATAAATGGTGTTTCTTCAAAATATCCTAAAACACTACTAAATACATTATTATTCACTTTCATTTTTGAGACCTTGCCATCTTGTACGTAACGAGTTGACCATTTTGTAACTTCCACTGGTTTTCGTTTTTTCCAGTATGCGCTTTTCAATTGTATAGGCCCAGCAGCAGCTCCGCGATTTCTCGATGGCGCAGATGTTTCATAAAACGCCTCCCATCCAAGTTTAATAGTTTCTTTTGGTATAACATTTTTACGAAACTTAGCGAGTAATTCTTCTTTCCCATCTGCCATTTCAACATATACATCAACATCCTCATCAAATATTTTATCAGCGTCTTTTTCAGTACAATAAATACCTTCTTTTGCTTCCATTTCTTCATTACTAAGTTTAGCTTTTACAACAACCTTTTTAGTGTCTTTTTTAAGGATATTTGTTTCTTCTTTAGGAATCTGTAGGCCTTCAAATAAATCTTCTATATCTACGCCCATTACTACTCTTGCTTAGAGAAATAATAAATACAAAGCCCAGTTGTAAAAACTAATGCGCCTCCAATGAATCCACCTTTTACCATAGAACGCATATCAATTTCATCAAGCATATCTTTGTTTATCACTGGACTTGTACCTCGTGCACCAAGTCTTTTTAAATAATATAATACTTCTAACTCCGTCAATGTATCTTTTTTTAAAGAAATATTCACTTCATTGTGTAGAATTACCGTCCATTTGAATAAATCTTCACGTCTATCTAAATGAGGTGTAATAGGATATTTCCGTAGGTGTACTTTTAAATGTTCTTTACAAATTGGACATGGTAAAAGAAATTGAAGACTTTCAAAAAATTCTTTCGCTGCTTTTTTTTCTGCGTAATTTGGTTTCGTAGGATACGCTAAAGCAGTAATATGAATTGTATGCCAAAAAAATGGACCCCATACACTTGGTGGTAACTTCATACTATTTAATATAAATATAGTATAGTAACATGTTCTCCGCATTTTTTAAATAGAATTAAATACTGAATAATATCTTTTTCCAAATTCTCTTTGACTATCTGCAGAAAAATGGTAATTACCAGTATTTGCTTGAATTTCATTACCAGAACTATCTAAAACATTATCTCCTTCTAAATATCTTTGGAAACCAGTGATTGGTTCTGCTGAAACAAAATAACTATTTGATATTGAAGGAACAATAGTATTTTTTATAAAAGATGTCATATTAGAAAATCCACTAGTAGTTGTTTTACCTGTTATTCTATTTCTATATGTTTCAGGACATAATCCTCCAAGAAGTATAGGAACATTTGTTGATGATTGAGGAAATATATTTTTTACATCATTTCTCAGATTTCTAAATAATTCAGTTACCCAAGATAAATATTGATTTTTGTTTGCTGTATTATATATATATCCAGAATCAGTTTCACCTTGATGCCATAAAATAGCAACAACTTTGGAATTATGATGAATATTATTTTTCATATTTAATAATTTATTTTTTGTCATTAAATATAAACTTGATACTTTACCAGTTTCTTTTTTATTTGGGTCTGGATTGTAATATGTAATATTACTATCTGTTGGTCTCCACCAATATGGTAATTCTTTGGAAGCAGTATTAAATCCTGACCCACTATAACTACAACCTGCTATCATAATTTGAGAATTAGGTGTTCTATTACGATATGATTTATATGCTTTTGCAAAAGTTAAAGCAAATCCTACTAAATTACAATTATCAAAATGATTTCCTACATCAGCTCTTTTATTCACAGATGACCAAGATTCTAATGTAGAAATTGGATTTTGTGCCGATAGCACTCTAGAATGAAATGTATCAAACATTTTAATATCATTATCAATACTATCATCAGGTATTGTTAATATAGCTCCGTATTTAGAAGCATTTAACCCTATATTTCTTGATCCGGTACCTTTCGAATTTGATTGTCCTGCTATAATTATAATATTATATACTTGATTTGTTTGAAATTTTTCATTATTATTTATATTATTATTGAATATTAATATGATAATTAATATTATAATTATAAAAATTAATAAATATGGTATTTTTTTCTTCATCTAATAGGTCTAAACCTTTAATTTATATATTAAATAGATTATATGACAATAAAGAAAACACTATTTTGTACAAATTGCGGGATTTATGGACATTATGTTAAAAGTTGTATTGCTCCTATTACAAGTTATGGATGTATAGTTATAAAAACCCCAGAAGGGTTCGATCAAGCAAAAGAATTACTTAAAAATGGAAATTCAATATCAGGATTTGAAAATTATATGAAAGATATTAAATACTTAATGATACAACGTCGTGATAGTCTAGGATTTATTGAAATTATACGTGGTAAATATAAATTAACTGATACTGATTATATCCAATATCATATCAATACTATGACCGCAGAAGAACATAATAAGATTCTTACACAAGATTTTGAAACTTTATGGAATCAACTATGGGGCGCTCCCAAAGAACAGTCTCAAACCTATAAAAATGATAAAGAATCTGCGAAAGAAAAATTTGATAGCCTTCGCACTGGAACTCCATCATTAGAATCTATGATTCAAAATGTAGAAAAACCATGGACGTCGCCAGAATGGGGATTTCCGAAAGGCAGAAGAGACCCACATGAATCTGAGTTACAATGCGCATTACGTGAACTAAAAGAAGAAACCGGTATTCATGAAAAAGATGTTATTTTTATTCGTAATTTAGAATCATTGAGTGAAACATTTTTTGGAAGTAATCATATACATTATTGCCATAGGTATTTTATATTTATGTATAATTCTACTAAGGAAGTTATATATGATACTACAAACACCCATATGGTTCAAGAAATTGGCGATATTGGATGGTTCTCATTAGAAGAATGTTTAGATAAAATACGACCTGAAAACATTGAAAAGAAAGAAGTATTGCTACGGGCAAGTAGTTTATTGCGCAACTATTGCCCGTTACGAACTTGTTAATATTGTATAGATGGCAACCAATAAGGAAGAATTATTAGAGCAGTGGTTAGTTGAGACTGATCCATCTAGAAGAAAATTAATGTTTAGTGAACTTACATTAAGAGGATTATTTCCTGATGATACTGATTTTGATGATGAATATGGTTTATACCCAAGTGTTGAAGATGAAAATTTTCTTATGAAATTATTTCATAAAAGAGAGTTTGCTGAAAACAAGTATGAATCTATTGAGGATTTAGCTACATGCGAAGGCCGTGTAGATTTTGAAATAAGTCCCGTTCAGAGATTTGTTAGTACATATTTATCCGGTAAAACACCCTATAACTCAGTATTATTGTACCATGGCGTAGGGGTAGGAAAAAGTTGTGCTGCAATATCAGTCACAGAAGCATTTTTACATATTTTTCCTAGAAAAAAGGTATTTATAATTGCACCGCCAAATATTCAGCCAAATTTTACAAGAACTATATTTGACATAAATAATCTTACTATATCTGATGATACGAATATACAAAACGTACATAGAGGTTGTACTGGAAATCTCTATTTACAATTAACCGGTACTGAATATGAAAAAGACAGAAAAATTATTGAAAAAAAGGTTAAATCTTTAATAAATTCTCGTTATGAATTTATGGGTTATATACAACTTGCTAAATATATTGAACGTATTGTTGCTAGGGTATCATCATATATCAAAGATCCTGAAACACGTAGATTGGAGGAAATTAAACTTATAAGAAATGAATTTTCTGGAAAATGTATGATTATTGATGAGGCGCATAATTTACGTGATATTCCGGGCGAAAAAGAAGAAGAAAATCTTGATGCGCCTGGTGGACTCGCAGAGCTAACTGATGCACAAGAGGGTAAGAAACTTACACCAAGTTTAACACGTCTTCTCAAATATGCATTAAATATGAAACTTGTATTATTAACTGCGACTCCTATGTACAATAATTATCAAGAAATTATTTTCCTATTAAATTTATTACTTCAAAATGATAAACGTGCTGAACTCAAAACGTCTGATATCTTTAATCAGAAAGGTGATTTTATACCAGAAGGCCGTGATATATTTGGAAAAGTTGTAAAAGCATATGTGAGTTATATGCGTGGTGAAACCCCAATATCGTTTCCTATCCGTCTAAATCCTCATAAATCTCCTAAGTTAGATATATGGCCTAGTTTAACGATGAATAATCAATCTGTTGAATTAAGCGATGTTGAAAAAGAACGTTTGCTACGTCTTCCAATTGTTCCAATAAAATATGGCGAACAAACCTATGCTACTTATGTAAAGGTTGTAGAAGATAGTGTTGAGCAATATGGATTAGGTGTTAATAGTATTGATACAATAGTCCAATCTGGGAATTGGATTTATCCAGCAATAGATGAAGATATAGATATAGAATCTAGAATTCGTGATACAGGATTTGATAACGCCTTTGATGATAGGGCACATAGTATTCGTAATTTCACAAGGTTTAGTTCAAAACTAGGGAAGCCAACATGGTTGATAGATACAAATTTAGTGAATCATTCACCAAAGTCTGCGTTCATTATTAAGAATATTCGTAAATCAAGAGGTCCAGTATTTGTATATAGTCGTTTTATTAAATCTGGTGCTTTACCTTTAGCACTTGCGCTAGAAGCAAATGGATATACCCCTTATGGAAGAGATAGAGGCTTATTATATGATGGTATACAAGTTGAGTCTGGTCGTCAATGCGCACTATGTGAAGCCCGTGAAAAAGAGCATAAGACGAGCGACCATAGTTTTGTTCCAGCGAAGTATGTATTATTAACTGGCCGCAAAGATATTAGTCCAAATAATAATGAAGCAGTTATTGCTGAAAGAGCCTCTAGTAACTACAATGGCGCAGATATTAAAGTTGTGATTGGTTCTCAAGTGGCAAGTGAAGGTATTGATTTGAAATTTATTCGTGAAATTTATGTTGTAGATAGTTGGTTTCACTTGAATAAAATGGAACAAGTTCTTGGTCGCGGAATTCGTACATGTAGTCATGTACATCCAAAGATTCCAAAAGACCAAAGAAATACAACAATATATTTATTAGTAAATACAATAGCAAATAAAGAATCTGCTGATATGTATATGTACCGTTTAGGAATGATGAAAGCATTACAAATGGGTAAAGTATCTAGAGTTATTAAACAATATGCGTTAGATTGTAATTTAAATATAAATGTAAATATTATTCAAGGACTTCCAGTTTCAAAACAAACAGACGCTCAAGGACATAATTATGAAGTAAATATTAACGATCAGAATTATACAAATATGTGTGATTGGATGGAATGTAAATATACTTGCTCTGAGCCTATAGATATTGATGTTGATAAAACAAGTACATTAACATATGATGAATATGATGCTCGTTGGAGAGAATCTCAGATTAAAAAAGTTATTAAAAAACTTTTTGAAACAAAAGAAGAGGATGAAGGGTTATTATTAATGCGCGCTGAAGATTTAGTTGATAATTTATCTGGTATCCCTGTGGAAGCCTTATATAGTATTTTACATGATATTGTGAATAATAAATCATTCAGATTAGTAGTAAATAAAAAAGAAGGATATTTAACATATAAAAATGGTTTCTATTTATTTCAACCTCTTAAAATAAATTATGATGATATACCTTTAGCAATGCGTATTGCCAATTATCCTGTAAAACTTGATGATTTTACTCCAATAAGAGAAAAAGTTAAAGTAGAAGAAGCAATTGTTCCTGTTATAGAAGATTCTGGTGAAGAAAAAAGCTTTATCAATAAATTCTGGGAAACTATTTTATTTATGGCAAAAAAGATACAAATTGGATCTTTAGAGTTAAAATTACAACAAAGTGTGCTAGAAATCTTAAGTAAGAAGCTTACAGTTAAATCAGCACAAGCAAGTGCTGCTGAGAGTTTAGAAAGTATTATCTGGTTGTATAAAACTATGAAAGATAATGTGGAATATAGAACTATACTTGCTTATGTATTTTTAGATTATGTATGGGATAATCTATTAACTACACAAGAACAATTTGTATTATCAAATAAAGATGATGAAGTCACTGCTAAAGTCGCTGAAGAGCAACTTATACAAGGAGGTAAATACTTTCGATTCTTA